AGGCGGCACGACTTTTAGCACGCCAGCTTTTGTTAGTAATGGCAGCGGTAATGTGTTGCTTGCACCTACCAGCGGCAATGTCGGGATTGGTACGAGTTCGCCTAGCGTTAAACTCGAAGTCGCTGGAGAACTTAAGGTTGGCACTGGCGGCACGGGTGCTATAAACGGCGTGATTACCATAAACGGAAGCGGTAACGCGTCTTATGGTAGCGTTCTTGTCGGCCAACGAAATGGGTCGAATACCTACGCGATTGGCGATACCTCCGCCCTATTTGGTAGCGGAACTGGGCTGTCTAATTTTGTCTACGGGGCGCATCCGTGGAGTGTGTACACCAACTCCGCAGAACGCATGCGCATCACCAGCGGAGGTGATGTCGGTATTGGTACGACTACGCCAATAGGTAAGATGGAAGTCGTTCAGAACAGCGGCACGGGTAACGTCATAACTGTCCGCAACACTAACTCTAACCAGTTCTTTATCGGCGGCTTGTCGATGCTTAACGCCGCCACAGCTAATAACTTTGGTGTGACGATAGGTACAGGCGTCCGCGATGCTGACGGCACAGACAGCTTCTTCACCATCAACAAGGTTACATCTGGCACATCATACGTTTCAGAGTTGGCATATTACGACTTGAGCGCAGAGTTCTGGAAATTCAGCACCAACAACGCAGAGCGTATGCGCATCGACAGCAGCGGTAACTTGCTGGTGGGGACGACGAGTAACATCAACTCGGCGCGCACTTTTATCAAGGGGTCAACAGATGCGATGGGCGTCCAAGTTGGCAGCACATCTGCTACACAAGGTGCAATCGTATTCTACGACGGTTCTGGCGACTATTGCGGTCAGGTTCAGGTAGACCCCAGCGCCAACACAACTTCCTATGTAACTTCGTCAGATGCTCGTCTGAAGGATAATGTTGTAGCAGCCCCTGATGCGGGAAGCGACATCGACGCTATCAATATCGTTAGCTACGATTGGAAATCATCTCCTGACCATACAGTTAAATATGGTGTCATCGCGCAAGAACTAGTTGCTGTTATGCCGGACGCGGTTTCAGTCGGCGATGGCGGAGATGAAATCGAAAAGACTTGGGGTGTGGACTACTCCAAGCTAGTCCCAATGCTGGTCAAAGAACTACAATCACTCCGCGCCCGCGTGGCCGAACTAGAAGGAAAGTAAAATGGAAACCACTTGGAAAGTATCGCAGCTTGACTGCTACCCAGAGTTTGAAGGTAACGCTGACATTGTGTTCACCGTGCATTGGTCGGTTGCCGCACAGGACGGCGAGTTCTCCGGTTACAGCTACGGCTCACAATCCCTGACGCTTGATCCAGAAGCAGCCTTCACGCCATTCGCCAGCCTGACCGAAGCGCAGGTAATCGGATGGGTGCATAACGCGATGGGCGAAGAAGCTGTTGCCGCAGTTGAAGCAAGCCTTGCAACTCAAATCGAGAACGCCAAGAACCCGCCAGTTGTTAATCCACCTCTTCCTTGGGTCTAAAGGAAAAGCACGATGGATATGTCATTCGGCATTGATACGCTTCTCACTGTTGTCGCTGGCATATTCGCCATCATTGGCGTGTGGACGCAGTTGAGCAATCGTCTCGCCATTCTTGAAACGAAACTTGAGTTTGGCGACGAGAAGTTCAACAGCATTGACAAGAAGTTCGATGAGGTGATGATGCACCTCCGCCGGATTGAAGACAAGTTGGACAATAAGGCAGATCGGTAATGGCTTTTAAACTAGGCCCACGTTCCTTGCTAAACCTTCGCGGCGTGCATCCAGATTTGGTGCGCGTCGTCAGGCGTGCGATTAGCATTTCGACCATAGACTTCACCGTCATCGAGGGGCTGCGGTCTGTAGCCCGGCAGAAAGAACTTGTGGCGAAAGGCGCGTCGAAGACGATGCGCTCACGCCACATTCACGGCTTTGCGGTAGACATCGCGCCGTATGTGGGTGGCAGTATTCGTTGGGATTGGCCGTTGTTTGACAAAATCGAAGAGGCCATGAAGAAGGCAGCACACCTTGAGAATGTACAAATTACGTGGGGTGGAGACTGGAAATCATTCAAGGACGGTCCACATTGGGAACTTCCGCACGCTAAATATCCTGATCCGAAATGACGCTTAAAGAACTCGAAACCGCTTTGCTTGAACGTGTCCGTGTTTGGTGGCGGCCAGTTACCTGCATCGGTATTGCTTGCGGTGTGATTGTCAACGCGGTAGTATTACCCGTTGTAAACAGCCAACCAATATCACTTACGGACTTGGCGGCTACGATTGCGTCTTGTGCGACTATCTTTGCCGTCCGCGAATGGGGTAAGATACATGGTGCGGATTAATCCGATTATGGGTTATGTGGCGGCAGGCGCTCTTGCTGTTGGCCTCACCGCCGGATGGAAGGTCAAAGACTGGCAGTGCGATGCCGCGTATTCTGCGGTTCTGGAAAAAGCCGAGAAGCAGCGCCAGCAAATGCAAGGAAAAATAGATGAGGTTTCTACGCTTTACCAATCCGAACGAGATAAAGCCGATGTGGTGGTCGCCGGAGAAAAGCAAACAATCCGCGAGATTTACAAGACTTTGCCTCCTGTTCACGCTGATTGTGTTCCTGATGTTCGCATTGTCCGGGTGCTCGAAGGCAGTGTCAATCGCGCCAATGCCGCAGCCGCCAGCGAACTTAGCAAGTAATTGTCCGCCGCTTCCCACGCCGCCCGCTACGCTTATTGATCCAGAGCGTGCTATCTGGGAAGTTGAGATTATTGCCAAATATGGTGACTGCGCGTTGCGTCACCGCCGAACAGTAGAAGCATGGGAAGAGGCTGTAAAAATCCCAAATAAGTGATATAAGAACTTTAGTCTTACGCACAGGTAATTAAATGGCGCTTATCCCTATCAGTATCCCGCCGGGTGTTTACCGCAACGGAACCGAACTTGACAGTTCTGGCCGGTGGTATGACGTGAACCTTGTGCGCTGGGTTGAGGGGATGATGCGTCCCGTCGGTGGGTGGCAGGCGCGAACGTCTACGGCTCTGACGGGTAAAGCCCGTGGCATGATTGCATGGCGCTCTAACAACAGCACCCGCTACATCTCCGTCGGCACACATTCCAAACTCTACGCCATCACACAGTCCAGTGTGATCGTAGACATTACCCCTACAGGGTTTACACCGGGCAACGCGAATGCGACTGTCGGTGGCGGATATGGCGTCGGTCTTTACAGTGCTGGCTTCTACGGTACACCTCGCCCAGACGTTGGCGTTGTTACCCCGGCCACGACATGGACGCTGGATACATGGGGCGAGTATCTCGTCGGCTGCTCAAACTTTGACGGCAAGATTTATGAGTGGCAGTTGGACACGACAACGCCGACAAAGGCTGCTGTCGTAACGAACGCGCCGACATCTAACACTGGCGTTCTAGTCACGAACGAACGCTCGATGTTTGCTCTTGGTGCATCTGGCAATCCGCGCAAGATTGCATGGTCCGATCTTGAAGACAACACAGTCTGGACGCCAGCATCCACGAACCTTGCTGGTAGCCTAGAGCTACAAACGGGTGGCAAAATTATCACAGCCAAGCGTGTTCGTGGCCAAGTTCTCGTTCTTACAGACATTGACGCGCACGTCGTCTCCTATGTCGGCCAGCCATTTGTATATACATCTGAGTTCGCCGGTCGTGCTTGCGGCCTTGCTGGACCGAACGCGATTGCCGTTCAGGATAACTTCGCGGTCTGGATGGGTTCGCGTGGCTTCTATATGTACGACGGCTACGTCAAATCTGTGCCGTGCGAAGTGTCGGACTATGTGTTCTCCGACATCAACCAAGCGCAGATCAGCAAGGCTTACGCCGTCAACAACTCGCAGTTTGATGAGGTGTGGTTCTTCTATCCATCGGCCTCAAGCCAAGAGAACAACCGCTATGTAATCTGGAACTACGCCCAGAACAACTGGTCGATTGGCTCGTTGGGCCGTTCAGCCGGTATTGACCGTGGCGTGTTCGCCAACCCATTGATGGTGTCCGATGACGGCTTTATCTACGATCACGAGATCGGGATGAACCACGGCACGGAAAGCGTGTTCGCCGAGACAGGGCCAGTGCAGATTGGACAAGGCGACAACATCCTGTATATCAACGAGATGATCCCCGACGAACGCAACCAAGGCGAAGTCACTGCGACCTTCTCTTCTCGCTATTATCCGAATGGCGATAAGCAAACCTACGGCCCCTATACCCTGACGAACCCTACATCTGTCCGCTTCAACGGCCGACAAATACAGATGAAGGTAACGGCCACCAGCAACACTGA